TTATATTAAAAAATACGATTTAAAGGTTAAAATCGGACATATTCCAAGAGAATGTTGTTTTGGACAGTATGATTCAGAAACTAAATTAATTACGATAGATAAAAAGCAAATTGATGAAGCAGTAAAACATGGGATATTTCTAGCATATAATGGGTATAAAAGTGTAAATATTTATAATAAATTACACGCCTATAAGTACGTTCTATTGCATGAAATAAAACATGCAATTGATGATAAATTAGCAGAAGATAATGCATGTAATTTTGCTTGGAAAAGGTATAAAGGATAATAAAATGAAACCAAAAAGAAGATTAATCTGTAATATTCATTATGAAATAGATGACCTCATCTATGATATAGGTCAATTAAAGCCTTTATCTTATGATACTTTAAAGGATTACGAAACTAAATTAAATGAAATTTTAATCAAGATGCGAGGATTAATTATTGAAGCAACAGCTTGCGGTCAAGCTATGGAAGATAGATTAAGCGCTTATAGATTAGCAATTGAGGATTTGGGATTTTGTAGAGATAAGGAACATAAGATTAAAGATGAAATAGCAGATTTAAAACAGCGATTATTCGAACTGGAGAATTTACCCAATGAATCCTGAATTAAATAAATTAGCCAAAGAATATTCTGAAAATAAAGATAAAATAGTATTAACTAAAATTTTTGCTATTTTAAAAAATCTATTAAAGAAAAAAGCATCTTTTGTTTTTTATGCCAGAAAATTTCATGAAGGAAAGATTACAGGACATATTAAAACATTAGAAGGAAAAAAGATACCAGTTTATAAACATAATTTTAAATTATGCGAAACTGGTCAGACAGAATTGGCAGATGTTCAATCAGAATTAGCAATCGAATTAATCAGAATTCTTAAAAAATATAAACCGGAACAAGATTTTGAAACATATTTAATTGGAGCATTATGGAACTGGACTCCAAAATTCGCACGTAAAAATAAATTTTTTAATTACTTAAAATTTAATTCGATGAGTGTAGTTGATGACGAAGGAAAAGAAAAAAGTTTAATTGATGAAATTCCGCAACCGGAATCATCAGATAATAATTTTATAGATATGTTTGAAAATTTGACTGAAAATGAAATAAAAGTAATAAATTTATTTCAGGAAAATGGTAACATAAAACAGACGGAAATAGCTCGTATTATTGGAGTTACAAAACAAAGAGTAAAGCAAATTTTGCAGGGATTGAAAAATAAATACATTGAATAAAGAATAGCGTAAAAAGTGTGGTATACTTTAGTGAGAGGTTAAAAAGGAGATTATAATGCATAAATGCCAAGATTGTGGTGTAAGAATTAGTAGAGGTGATGCGAAAAGATGTAGACCGTGTTTTGATAAGTGGACTGCAAATAACAAACAAAAAGAAGATAAAGAAAGTAAAATTAAAAAAGTGGATAAAGCAGAACTGTATACAGAGTGCTTTAATGTTATCAATAAGACAATAACAGATTATAAATGTTTTCTAAAACCCGTAGAAAGTCTAATTGATTTTAGCAAAGCTAAAAAATTAGAAATTGCCAATTTAATCATTTCGGATATGCACGTTGGAAAATTGAATAAAGTCTATTATCCCCCACTACAAAGAGAAATAGAAACGTATAACGATGATATAAGGAAAAGGATGATGCAGAGATATTTAGATTCTATTGTAGAAATAAGGTCTTTACAAAAAGATTGTTATAATTTTGAAAAATTAAATATTTTCTTACTTGGGGATTTGATTGAAGGAGATGGTTATGTTTTTGAAGGTCAAGAATTTAAGATTACTAAGATAGCTGGAGAACAGATTTGGGACGCAGTTAGGGATTTTGCATATTTAATTAATGAACTATGCAAATTATATCCTAAAATAGAAGTTTTCTGTTTAGTTGGTAATCATTCAATGGCAACTTCAAATCGTAAAGCTGATTTACCAGTTCAAAATTATTTAGAATATCATTTATACAAAACTTTGGAAATACTGTTTAGTAAAAATGATAAAGTAAAGATTACAGTTCCTACATCGAGATACTATTCTACGAAAGTATACGACCATTTATTTTTTATGACGCATGGCGACGAAACAGGGGGAGGAGCAAAAACTACACGTATTAAAAAGGCAAAAGATGTTTATATTAATTTACCAGAAGAAAAGTATGACGTCTATATGATGGGTCATTTTCATTCCCTTGAGAAAGAGCCAATAGGTGATAAAGGAATATTGTTGACAAATGGTGCGTGGATTCCCTTTGACGAATATGCCCGTAAATTATACGGTATGTATACAGAACCTAAACAATGGTTTTTTGGTACAAACAAACACAGACCGATGACGTGGGCATACGAATTAGATTTTAAAGGAATAACTCTGTCGAAAGGATTTAAATTATAAAATGAGAAAATCACGCACAAATTGTGTGGATTGTGGTATTCAACTCGGGATTCTATCCGCATATAAGACTGTTAAACGTTGTCATTCTTGCAATACCAAATATTTATTTGTTATTGGTAAATTGAATCAATCGGGGGAGAATCATTCACAATATAAAAAAGGTTTACCAAAATGCTTGGATTGTGAAAAACAGTTGGATAACTATTCTGCTAAACGATGCCATAGTTGTTGTCAAAAAGGGGAATTGCATCCTGATTTAAGAGGAGATAAAAATGGAATGTTTGGAAAGGAACACAGCACAGAGACAAGAGCAAAAATAAGTTTAGCTTTGGGTGGAACTGGGACACCTTATGAAGATTCTAAATATAATAAATCGTTATTTAATGATGCTCTCAAAGAATCAATACGTGAGCGAGATAACTATATATGTAAAAACTGCAATATGACTGAAGAAGAAAATATTATAGTATACGGTGAAGTTTTAACAATACACCATATAGATTACAATAAAACTAATTGTAATGAGAATAATTTAATAACCGTGTGCCATTCATGCAATGCAAGGGCGAACGTAAATAGGTCTTATTGGCAAGAGTTTTATACGTTAATAATCGATTTAGCAGAGAAAGGTAAATAATAATGAAAAATTTAAAATCATCACGTGAAAAATTTGCAATAACCGATAAGTGGTACATGCAATTTATTTCTGGTATTCCTTTTATCTGCTGGTTTTACAATCATCAACTTGATAGGGGTATTGAAGCATTAAGAATAGAGCAACGTTTATCCAAACAACAAATGAATAGAATACTTTTACACACAGAAACATTAGTAGAAAATATATAGATTATCGGGGAGACCTTGCCTCCAACCATATAGCTAAAGTTGAGCTGGCAGGTCAGAAATTAGGGCAGGCATCTCCCCCACTGCACCATTAAGGAGTATAAAATGTCTAAAAAATTAGCAAATAGAAAAGAAACTCCAGTTAAAAAAAGAAGTTCAGAAGTTTATCAACAAAAAAGAGAACAAGTAACAGATTGGTACAATAAATTAGTTGAGAATCGCAAGAAAGAAGTTATTAATCCGCCCACTAAATTACCGATTAAATTAAAAGAGTTAAAAACCCTTGATTGGTATTTAGACAAAATTAAAAAGGCGGTGTAATTATGCATACTTTTCATTGGAGTGAAGTATTAATGTTTGTTTTAGCATTATCATATTTAATAATTAAAATTAAAGACAGGAGTAAATAATGAAATTACGAGTGAGATTATTCGGAAAAAATCATTTTTATCCTGGAGAAAATTACACTAAAAATGTAGATTATTCTAATTATTATAGATTATATTTAGAGTGCAAGAATTGTATTACAAAAACAGAAACATATATCAAAAAAGGTGTTCATGTAAACGATATTATCACTCATATAAAATGTAATAATTGTGGGTGCAGATTGGAGAAGATATAATGAATGCCATATTATTACTATTAAAAGGATTACTTGGAACAAAATTTGGGTGGATTATCGCCATTGTAGTTGGCGTCATATTAGGTGGTAGTTTAGTAAAAAATATTGTGAGTGGAAGTTTTAGTATCGCTAAATTTGCTTCTGGATTTAATCCATTTTCAGGTGGAGTGCAAGGAAAATTAATTTATTATGGATTGATATTTTTTGCATGTATTTTGGTTTATAATTTTGTGATGCGACCAACTAACTCGTATGACACAGATTATAGAAATCAAATTACAGGTAATCAAGATGTCATAATCGACCAGTCGGTAGGCGCTAAATGCATTCCAACAAAAATTCTATGGGGTTTAATTCAATTTGGATGTACTTCAGCCCCAATAAATAAAACGGTAACAGTTAATAATGAATGTGTTGATTGTAAAGTTAAAGAGGTGAGAAAATGAATTCATGCGAAAGATGTAAATTATGTTTGCCTCAAAATTATTTAACCCCGGTTATCATGAGAAATAGAAATGGGCAAACTAAGAAATGTTATTTATGCACTAATTGTAAAAATATAATTGATTTAGAACAGAAAGGAAAAGAAGATGTTAAATAAATTTATAAAATTACATGTAGGATTGTTTAAATTTTTAAGTGCAGAATTAAAAAAGAAGCGCACTCCAAAAGAATTAGTTTATTTTTTAAGAGACGTAGCAAAGCAATATATAAAAATTCATGTTCAGGAAGTACAAAATTTATTTAAATTATTTGACCCGGAATACCGTAAACAGAAAGCAGAATTTGATAAACATAATAAGGTCAAAGCAGACCTTCAGAGGGCTTTAAAGATTTTGCAGTATATTGACCGGAAAATGGTAAAAGAAGGCAAATCTAGACAGCAAATAAGGCAGGTTTGGAGAGATTTTGTCTCTAGGGGGGAAACAAGAGAGGAAATGTTTAACGCAATCAAAGAGGAATTAAAATGAGATTTAAATATTTAAATTTATTAACTAAAGATTTCTTATTAAAAGAATATACAGACAATCGTAAATCAACCTATACGATTGCCAAAGAAGTAGGCGTACATCATTCTACTATCAGAGAATACTTGTTATTAAATAATATTAAAATTAGAAATTGTAGTGAAATGCAAAACGGAGAATTTAATCATAATTATAAAGAACAACCAAAGAAATATTGTGTTACCTGTGGTAAATTATTGAGCCGAAAGGCAGATTATGCCGGGTATGAAAGATGTAAATCATGCGCAACGAAAAAACAATTAGAAAATCCCAGAAATCACCCTATGTTCGGAAAAATCGCAGCAAGTGGTAAAGGTGAATATTATCAAAAAATTTACATGAGAAGCAGTTATGAAATTGCTTATGCTAAATTTCTTGACAAACAAGGAACTAAATGGTTATACGAACCTAAAGCATTTGATTTAGGAAACACAACATATACACCCGATTTTTATTTACTTAAAACGAACGAATATATCGAAATTAAGGGTTGGTGGAGAGGAAACAGTAAACTTAAATTTGAGTTATTTAAAACAAAATATCCAGAAACCGAGATAACGTTGTTAATGAAAGAAGATTTAAAAAAGTTAGGAGTTATAAAATGAAATGCTTATACGCAAATATTGAATGCGATACAGATGCTTTTATGTGTAAAGAATGCACATTATATATTCAGATTAAAGATGCGGAGGATAAATAAAATGCCTTATATAAAATCCGACGATGGGCGTAGAGAAGCATTAAAGCAAGGCGATATAGCCAAGTTAGCTGGAGAACTTAATTTTCAAATGTTCTATTATATCAAATATAATTTTAATTATAATGTGTCGATGGATTTGGGGAATAAATTAAGAACATGTGTGCAACAATTTTTAGGAGACAAACCAAATTATCAAAAATATAATGATGCAACAGGGGCATTATATAGATGTTATAAAGAGGTAGAAAGAAGGTTAGGATATAGAGAACAAAATTTAATAGATATTCTTGAAAGTTATGAAAATGAAATAAATATTTATGAAGACCTCAAGATTGGAGAAAATGGCGATGTCGACTAAAATAGAAACAATAATAATGATTATCTTATCTTTAGTAGTATTAGGGTTTTTTATTTTCACGGTAGTTAATATAGCAAGTAATCTTGAATATTTATCACGAATTCAAATAGAGGAATTATTATGAAAGCAGAAAGAATAAGTTTGATTATTGGAGAAGCATGTGCAAAATTAGGATTGGATTATTGCACTTCCAATCCGCATGTTTTAGAAATGATTGATGATGCTAAAAGGTTAGGAAAAATTTTTAGAGACTTAAAAATTATAGCAGGAGATTTAGAAGCAATTGCAGATAGACATGAAATAGATGGATTAAAAGATATTATTCATACAGAAGCATTAAATTTGGAAAAAATAGACCACGAGATTATTAGATTAGCATAGAAGATAAAAAGTGAGGAAGAAAAATGTTAAAGATACTTCTAGTATTTATAGTTGGATTTGTTGAACAGTTGCTGTATACCAGCTATCTTCTTAGTGTTACGAAGAAGCAAGTTATGGCATCGACTATTTTAATGGTAATTTACATGTCGATTTATCTTTTTATTATAAGTTATGCGATTAAAGATGGTGATACAGTTCCTTTATTAGTCTCCTACGCTTTATCGTGTGGCGTGGGTAACTGGGTTATAATGAAATGGGAAAATCGAGATAAAGATACTAGACGTAAAAAGAACAATTGTAGATTATTCTGGGAATCAAGACAATGTAGAGACTGTGTTGCTGCATATTGTAAAATAAGGGATAATAAAACAACATGAAAAATAAATTCCGCTATTCTAAAAACATAAAATGTAAAGATTGCAGAACATTAATCAGTAATGACGCTGCAAGATGTGTTCAGTGCAATTGTAAATTAAGAAGTGTTCTGTTATTAAAATACTGGGACAAAAAAGGTCGGAAAGTTTATACTAAAAAATGCTTAATATGTAAAAAAGTAATGAGTCAAACATCGCAATATATGAAAGAAAGAAAATATTGTTTGCAATGTTCGAGAAAAAGAAAAGTCGTTTTCGATTATTTAAAATTTAAAAAGAAATTTAATAAAATTCCGAGAGTCTTTTTGGCGTGGTTAACTGGCTTTTATGAAGGCGAAGGAAATGTAGGTATTTCAGACAATTATTTAAGGCATCTTCAGATTACTCAAAAAGAAAAAGAACCACTATTAATTATCAAAAGACATTTAAAAATAGGACACATTAGAAAGGAAACAAATAAAAGAAAGTATTATGTTCATAGATTTGTAATAAGCAGAAGAGGAATTATTATTGCGTTATTGGAGACAATGTTACCGTTTATGAAATCTAAATTAAGGATTAAAAAATCTAAATACTTATTAAAGGAGTATAATGCGTAAACCTACACGTAATTACTTGCGGATTTTAAATGAAATTATCAATACTCAGACCCCGTTTGATACAGAAATCATCGGGTCTGTACATTACGATATTTGTTATCCCTTTTTGTCGTTACATAGTCATTCTAAATCAGCAAAATATAACGTTGTTATAAATTCTGGAGCTCATGGAACAGAACCAATCGGCGTAAGAGTTATGTTAAGATTTTTGCAGGAGTTTAATAAAGAATTATTGGGTTATTATAATTTTACAATCTTCCCAATTGTCAATGGGTATGGCTATAGTTATGCTCGAAGAAAAACAGGGAACAATAAATATGGAAATACGGGTTTTATACAGTCAAAAGAAGAAAATATTACTGAAGAAGCGAAATTAATTGGAGAAGCAATACCAAATAAAGTTGATTTATTTATTGATTTACATGCTGATAAGAAAACGGGATTTTATATTTATGAGCGAAAACGACCGGATAAATTAAGTTTGGCTGAAGAAAGTTTAAAAATTCTCAAGAAAAACAAAATACCTATATTGGAATCTGAAACTGTTTATCAGGAAAAATGTATTAATGGTGTAGTAATTCAACCTATACGTGATGGGAGTATGGATAATTCAATGTTTCAAAGAGGTGCTATATATTCTTTATGTATTGAAATTCCCGGAAAGATACCTGAAGATAGTCAGATGATTGGCGGATTATTATTATTAAATGAAATCCTTACAAAATTTAAGGAGATAAAATGATACCAAAAATAACACCTACGCAAATTGCTTATGCTTTTTATAAGTTTATTTATAAGGTATGTAGAATTGGTGGTAAATTACATGAAAGTTGGAATAAACTCGATGAAGATGCATATCAAGCAGTTAAAACAGGAATCTTTGAATTTAAAACGGAGACAAAATGAAGAAATTAATTTATTGTAATGATTGTAATCGTAATGCATGCAATTCATGTAGTAAACAAATAGTTGTTGACGAAACAACTGTATGTGATACATGTGGAGCAGCTTTAGAAAATCAGGCATTAAGCGATAGAATTACTCTAATTGTGGGAGACACTGATTATGATTTTTGCAGTTTAGTTTGTATATTTAAATTCATCGCAGCAGAAAATGCAAAGGAGAAACAATGAAAAAATTCTATGAAGATTTAATCGAATGTGCTGTAGCTTCGATAATTATTGCTGCGATTATTGTTTCTTCTGTTCTTCAATTTCAAAATAATGAAATATTGAAGAATAAAATTGATAATTTAGAATCTCAGATGAAGTCATCTGAAAATTTAAATTCCTATAGTCTTAAAGGAATTTCCGAAGAAATTAAGGAAAATTATAGCAAATTAATTAAACAAATTGAGCAAGTTCCCGTATTAGAAAAAATAACGAAATTAGAATTAGAAGCTCGATTACAGCAAATAAACGTAATGGTTTTCAACGAAAGTATAGGTGCAACTGGAAGTGGAGTTACTATTAAATGGAAAAATAATTTTTATGTATTATCTGCTGGACATATGGCTAGTAAACCAGAAGATAAATTATCCCTTAATGAAAATGGAGTAATGATATGTGAATTAGAGATTGTAAAAATAGCATACGACGAGGAATTAACCGAAAATGGTAATGATTTAATTTTATTAAGACCTAAAAATATTAATATTGTTCCTAAAATATATGTGGAGATAGCAGATATAGAACCAGAAACCTCAAATGAACTTTATATAGTAGGAAACCCAATGGGAGTAGAAGATGTCGTAAGTGATGCAAGAGCAATAATGTATAGAGGAAATTTTATGTACATGATAGCTACTTCCTCTTATTTTGGAAATTCAGGCGGGGGAATTTACACCAGAGAAGGTAAATTAGTGGGAATTATGTCGCATTTAGTCCCGATACAACCGTTTGCAGATGCTCCTGTTTGGACTATACATGGTTGTGTAAGATTAAATGTAATATTAGAATTCTTGAGAGGGGTGAGTTAAAGTGAAAAAAATAGAAGGTTATAAATACTCAAGTTATCTCATAGGAGCAATGTCAATTACAGCCGAAAAAGACGGAGGTATTGCTTCTCGTGTAGAAGTTGAAAAGGAACTTCTTATGAGGAATGTATTCCCAATTAATCCGGCTAAACTAGAAGCTGCTAAGACTGGTATTTCTGCAGCTACTGCTATTGAAAAGATAGTTGGGTGGGTTGCTTCTGGTAAAAGAGATTTATTACAAGAAACCGGAAAACAAATCTGGAAAGGTCATAACGAATTAAATGCTGAAGGAAATGTAGTGCATATTGGAGGAGATTTAGATTATGTTCACGCAAGCGATTGGTTAACTTTTGTTTTAAAAATTGGCGATAAACCTTGCGGAACGTATTTTGAAATTGGAGTAGCCATAGATAGCAATATTCCAGTTTATCTCATTACTAATATTCCTAAAAGAGATTTGCCTCAGAGTTTAATTTTGGGAATCGAAGCAGTTGGAGGAGAATTTTTCGAGAACCTAAATCAATACCTAATTTATATAGATGAAAAATACCACTTACATAGAAAAGAACCTAAAATTGAAACAGAAAAGAAAGAGGAGAAATAATGTCAACTGAGATGAGACAGTTTGGTTCCGGGGCTACACGTAATACAGATGCAGGAAAGAATGATTATGAAGGATTTTTTAGTCCATTAGTTATTGAGGAATTTGGTAACTATATGACTAAACATCGGATACAAGCCGATGGAAAATTAAGGGATTCTGATAATTGGCAAAAAGGAATACCCAAAGACGCTTATATTAAATCAACATGGAGACATTTTTTAGACTTATGGTTTATGCATCGGGGTTATAAACGTTATGATGATATAACCAAAGAAGAATTAACTTTTGAAGGAGTATTATGTGCAATTTTATTTAACATTCAGGGATATTTATTTGAAATATTAAAATCTAAATCGGAGGAAGAGAAATGAGAGACGCATTAACAATAGCTTTTATAATTTTCGCAGCAATTGATTTAACGCTAGTAGGAACCACATGTGTAGCAGTAATTCTATTAGTAAGAAAAGTAATGTTAGGAAAAGTAGAAATTAAAATAGCCGGTAAAACTAAGAGATTAGACCGGGAATTTGTAACAACTGGTGAACTAAAAGCAGACCAGTCAAAAACAGGCGAACTAGATACCAAAAAGTTCGTGAGTGAGTAAAATGGCAGACCCTAAAGAAAAGAAATTTGCAGAAGTAAAACTTCCAGAGAATGTTCCTGTAGATTATGCATTTGAAAAAATGCTTAAATCATTTATCAAGAATGTTGATAAATTAGGAATATTAAAAGAAGTGAAGGCTCGCAGGTATTATATTAAGCCTTCTGAGCAAAATCGATTAGATAAAAAACAAAGGAGGAAATAATGCGTTATGATGATATGGTAAAGTATTTTGAATCAGATGAAGAAATTGCGAAGTTATTAGGTAAATTAGCAAAAGATTATTTTAATGAGATTGATAGTATCAATGGTCAACTAGCTGGTGGAGTATTGACGACCACTGATGAACTTAATACTGCTAAGACGCAATTGAGTGCTATTATTGCGAATCTTCAACCCATATATAGCCAGGCATTAAGTTTAAAGAAGCAGAAAGAATACAGATTCTATGTAATCAAAAAACAGACAGCAGAAACTACAGGTGGAAAGTTTACTGATGGTTCGACCACGGTCGAGGCGAAAGACGCAGTAAGATTGTATCGAAATACCCGAGATATTTTATGCGGGTACATCAAGTCAGCAGAATCACTGTTTTATGATTGTAGAGACCGTGTTGAAGGAAACAGAAAAGAATATTTAAAGACGGAGAAATAATGAAAATTTGTCCTATATGTGGTGCATTAAATGAAGAAAATCAGAACTTATGTTCTGCTTGTGGAGAATTATTAAATGAGTAATTTATCTATATTTTTAGGAATATTATTAATTATTGTTATAATCGTTACAGTTATAATTATTTTAGATTATAGTAATAGTGGAGAGGAAGAAATTGAGTAAGGTAATCGTACTTGACTTTGGGTATGTGATGCACCGAGCAATCTTTGCATATCGACATATGCAGGAAGTACCAGTTACATATACGTTTCTTAGGATGTGTATAGGATATTTAAAGAAAATTGGTTTAGGAAAAGACGATATCGTCATCGCTGCGATTGATTATGGTTCATGGAGAAAAGAAATCGATAATGTTTATAAAGCCCAGCGCAAAGATTTTAGAGAATCAAAGGAAGATTCAACGTGGTGGAAAACAGTATATGACGAATTTAATCAATTTATTGAAGTTTTAGATTTAGCATTACCGTGGTATTTTTGTAAGACATATAAAGTAGAAGCCGATGATTGGGCTTCAGTTGCATGTAGATATTATACAGACCGGGAAATAATTTTAGTAAGTTCAGATAAAGACTGGGAGATGCTTTGTAACTTTCCAAATGTAAAAATATTTTCTCCCATGACTAAAAAATATAAAATAGTAAAAAATCCAATGAAAGTTTTAATGGAAAAGATACATGGAGATGTTTCAGATAATTTACTTACAGTACCGTCTTCAGAAATGGAATTTGATAAACGTAAAAAAATTGTAGATTTAATTAATCCTTTACCGGATTTTATTGAACAACCAATATTGGAAAAATTTCGGTCATTTCTTCCGAAGAATTTATATACCAAAAAATTACCGTATAGAAGTATTGCTGCTGATATTGATAAATTATACAGGAGGAATAATGATTAAAGTTAAAGTTATTAAAAAAATAAGGAATAATTATGTGGATGCTGCAATCCAAAAGCACAAGGAAATTCTCAGTTAAGAAAAAATTGTATTAGATGTGATGGAACCGGAAAAATAAAAGATTATCATTATATCATGACCGTAGGAAAATATGCCTACGACATGGACAGTGTGAAATGAAAAAATGTAAGATTTGCAAAACTATTTTTAAACCAAAAGGTAGACAGAAATGCTGTACTGCTGGATGTTCACGACTAAATGATTTAAGAAATTATAGGAAATATGATTTGATGCGTAAAAGACAAAGAAAAGCATATTATATCAAGAATAAAATAAAGATTGATAAACAACATGAGGTATATGATAAAACTCATTCGGTTGAAATTCGTGAACGTAAGAGAGTTTATTATTTAAAAAATAAAATAGAAGTATTACAATGTCAAAAGAAATATGAATTTAATAAAAGAAGAAATGATATTAATTACCGAATAAGAAAAAGTTTAAGGTGTAGGATATGGCATGCTTTAAAACATAATGTTAAATCATCTACTACTACGAAATTATTAGGATGTAATATCGATTTATTGCGATTATATTTACAGTCAAAGTTCCAACCCGGAATGTCTTTTAGTAATTACGGTAAATGGCATATCGACCACATAAAACCGTGTGCTTCTTTTGATTTAACAAAGAAATCAGAACAGAAATTATGTTTCCATTATACAAATTTACAGCCACTGTGGGCTATTGATAATTTAAAAAAACATGCAAAGATTAATTAAAGGAGGGACAAATGGAGATTAAAGGAGTTATTGGGGCAAAAGCTGGAAATCAGAAAGGATTTATTATTACAGGTATTGATGGATGGTTTAACGCTGCCGATGCATCATTATTAGAGAAGTTTAATAAAGGAGACGAAGTTGTTGTCGTCTACGAATTGAACGGAAAGATTAAAAAAGTTTCCGATATTCGGGGAACAGCTGTTACTGCGCCAATTGCACAAAAAGCGCCTGAACCAGTTAAACAAGAAGCACCTAAACCATCTGCAACTGGATTTACATGTTCTGTTTGTGGGAAAGAATTAAAAGATGGAAAATTTAAAAAATGTTATGAATGTAATATTGCAGCAAAAGCTACCCCTGCGGTAAACGAAGAAGTGAAGACAGATACAGCCATAGGTCCAAAATGTGTTGATTGTGGAGTGGCATTAAAAGATGATAAATATACGAAATGTTTTGCATGCAATAAAAAGAATCCAGTAAAGAAACAATGGAAACCCAAATCGGGTGGTTATGATTCTCCAGAAAAAACAGCTCAAATTCAAAAAGGTAATGCATTAAATGCAGCAGCAGCAGTATTGTGTGGAGCTCAATGTCTCGACGGATTAGACCCAGAAGGTATTGCACAAGTTACACGCATCGTTGCAGATTCATTATTAGATTATTTAAAACAAGACTAACGTTTATTTAAGTTTACTTACTATTATCGGGAGAGAAAATGGAGATAAATGACAGATTATTTGATTATCTTAAAAGTAAGTTAAAAACTTTTGAGAAAACAAGCAAGAATGGACAGAATCTATTTACATGTCCAAATCTAGCAGGACATAAATACATTGGAAAAAGTCCTACTGCCACAACTATTTCAGGTACACAAAAAATTACCTGCATGCAATGTGGTTGGAGAGGAACTTTTTTTGATGCAGTCCGAATACTAGAGGAGGAGAAAAAGAATTATTCAGATGCTCAGATTACAGAGTATTTAATTAATTCTTTTGCAGTGGACATTTATTCTGAATTAGAGGTATATAAGAAAAATGCTTGGTCTTTAGTCCCGATAGCTAAAAACGGAAAGCATCCGATTGAGAAAGATTGGACAAATGTTACTCATTTAGAAAAGATGGATTGGATTAAATGGTTAAATAATGGGTATAACATAGGTCTTAGAACCGGAGAAGTTAGCGGTATCACTGTCATTGATGTAGATAATAAGGTTTTGGCAACTCCAGAATTAGAAGCACAGAGAAAAGAATTAATTCAATTAATGAATGATTCAAATACATTGATGCAAAATACAGCACATTCAGGAGTACATTATGTTTTTAAATACGATAAAGAGATTACTCAGACGGTGGATATTGCTGGATTAAAAATTGATGTTAGAAATGATGGCGGTCAGATTTTAGTTCAACCATCTAAATTGGAAACGTTAAATTATAATTGGAAAAATGTTAATTCAGAAATTAAATCATTTTCCGACGAGGTTAAGGTTAAACTGTTGGCATTAATGAAGGTAGAAGTAGGTAGAAAGGTAGAAGAACCTGCCAAAATATCTTCATCTTCCGACGGAGTAATTGAATTAGTGAATAACGGTTTAGATGGATGTTGTAATGATACATTCACTAAATTAGGTGGTATACTGATTAATAAATTTAATTCAGAACAGACAGAATTTATTTTGAGTTTAATGAATCGTAATTTATTACAGAATCCAATGCCACAGCAAGCAATTCAGGCAATGGTTGGTTCATTAGATAAATATAAAACTGCCGAAGATACTACGCAAGAACAGGCAATTTATGAGTATCTTAAAATGTTACAGAACGATGTTAATGCGAAAGATATAATGGATAATTTAAAATTATCCCGAGCGATTGTAGATAAATATTTATCTAAGTTTGTTAAAGAAGGTAAAGCGATACGATTATCAAGAGGTAGATATAAGGTTAGAGAAAGAGTAGAATGGACCGATAGTTGGGGTAAGATAGGTACTGCGCTTAAATATAAGATGCCTTACTTTGAATATTTACAGGATTTCGAAGAGGGAGATATTATATTATTAGGTGCTACTCCCGGAACTGGAAAAACTACTACCAGTATGAATTTTATTCATCAATTAGTTAAGCAAGGAATAAAACCTTATTATATTTATTCCGAATCAGGAAGTAGGTATCAAAAAACCGCAAGTAAGTTAGGATTAAAAGAAAATGATTTTTATCAAGCATATCATGGAAATCCATTATCAATTGAAATTGAACCAAGTGCATTCACAATACTGGACTGGTTATTGGTTTCTGAAAAAGAGAACACGGATACAATATTTAAATTCTTTACAGAAGAAATGGCACGTAAAGGTGGGATTTTGGTTATCTTTATGCAACTCAAACCTGCTTCGTTTGACTGGTATGCTCCGTCCATGGTAGTTCAGATGCCAGCATTAGCAGCAAGATATTTTATGGATGCGGAAGACGGGAGTAGTGGTCATTGGCAGGTTGATAAACTGAGAGACCCCCGTGGAAATTACAGAAATTCAACAATACCCTGTAAATACAATTTCGAAACCAAAGAACTAACATCAGAAGGTGGAATATAATGGACAAGAAACAATTACGGCATGAATCTTATCTGAGAAATAAAGAGAAGATACTGAATTCTCATAAGATTTATGTTGTTGAACATAAAGATGAAATAGCACTTTATCAAAAAGAATATAGGAAAAAGAACAGAAAAAAACTTTTAGTCCAACATGAAAATGCACGAAAAAGAAGATTGCAAAGAGATATTAATGCAAGAATCAAATATAATTTACGAGCAAGATTATTTAAAGCGTTACACAGAAAACAGAAATCGGACACAACTGTTAATCTTTTAGGGTGTGATATCAATTTTTTGAAGGTGTATTTAAAGAATTTATTTTCAGAAGGTATGTCATGGGAAAATTACGGGAAATGGGAAATAGACCATATTATACCTTGCTCATTCTTTAATTTGACTAAATCTGAAGAACAGCGTAAATGTTTTCACTATACAAACCTTCAACCATTGTGGGAAAATGAAAACATTAAGAAAGGCACAAATGTTTAAAAAATGCAGGTACTGTAAATATTGCTATTGTTCAGATGAATCAGATGTTTCTGGTATGGATTGCAGGAAGAATGTAGTATTAAAAATTATAGAATTAGATAACGTTCATCAATTTTGTGATAATTATAAATTTTCATTACTAAAGTTAATACTAGGAGTCTAAAATGTCTGAAATGAAAAGATTGACGAAAGAAGAAAAAGAACAGGTATTAGTAAAAGCTAAAAGTTTAAAATGGGAAGGCTGTACCTGCAATGATTGTTTAGAAGTAATTGCTTCAATAATGTTAGATGCACAGTTAAAAAAGAATCCACTGAGGTTTTAATGAAAACTACTAGGCAAGTTGGCGATAAACTTGAACAATATGTTTTATCAAAGGTTAAAGAGATTGACCCCAATGCTAGACTTTATACTAATTGTAAGCAGAAAGATATTCAATGTTCTTTTGCCTTCGGAGAGTGCAAAGTACGTAACACGAAAGATTTCACAATCAAAGAAGACGTATGGCTTCATTTAAACAATAATTTACCCATTAATACTAAAAAATTCTGCTTCTTAGTTAATGAAAATATCAATGGAAGAAAATTAGTAACATTAGATTTAGAAGATTTTTTCAGAATATTAAAGGAGAAATAAATGGAATATTTATTTGAGAAATGGGATGTAGTCAATGGGGCATGTACAAATGAGGGTCAGCCAGAATGTTTTGAGCCTTATGCATGCGATGCATGTCCTTATAATTTAGTTGCTGAAGTAGATTGGCGATTGGAGGTAGGATTATAATGAAAAAATTTGATAAATTAACTAAAAGAACTCTGTGGGATGATATTAAATATTATTTATGGTATGCTCCTGTAAGATATTTGGATATGTTACCGAGAAGGATTTATTGGTTTTGCCAAAGAGGATATAGAGGTTATGCCGATTGTGATACATGGGATTTTGATACGTATTTAGCTATGATTATTGCGAAAGGATTAAAACAAATTAAGAAATATCATCAAGGTCTTGAACCTACTAAGAAAGAATTATCTATTATGATAAAAGGTTTTGAGGCTAATTTAAAGATGATGGATAATTTAAGTCCGAAAAGCGCTAAATATAAAGGGTTAAAAACTGATTTTCATAACGGTATTAAACTATTCGAAAAGTATTTTAACTATTTATGGGACTAAAATGAAAAAAGTAACAGTTAAAAAAATATATAAAGGTTATGTCAGTATTAAGAGTACAATTATAGATGAATGTATTCTTAATAAAGAAGGATTAATTATTACTTACAATAAAAAACATATGACTATTCCTTTAGAAAATTTAGGTAAACATGCACAGTTATCTAATCAGATTTATCATTCCAGTTCAGATGGGAAGTCCTATAAATTATTTGATTATTTGTTTGCAGAAGATAAAAAGGAGAAGAAATAATGTATTATTGTTCTGATTGCGATATTGCACATGAACCAAGAAACTGTCCGCTATGCGATGCACTACATACGATTGAAGAATTAGAAAAAGAGGTTAAAAGGTTAAATGACCTGGAATAGAAAGATATTTAAAAGTTTATGTGAATCATGTAAGAAACATTGCGGTGGACATTTTGATATCGCAACAGTTTATCAATGTGATGATTGGGTAAAAAAGGAGTAATTAAAATGGGATTATCCGAATGTTTAGACGGTAAAGAAATCATTGGTTATTATCCTATTTCACGAGGAAATGAAATTTATGGAATAATATTGCCCAAAGAGGGGCAGAAATTTTTTTATTCTTCAGAGTATTTAGGAGACCATACAGAAAACTGGATACAAATTAATACTATTGATAAAATCATCGCAATTGTAAATGTTTTAGATTGTGCGGAGATAAAATTTAAGGAGGATTAAATGGGAAGACCTAAAGGTTCAAAAGGAAAAAATAAATTAGTTCCTCTTTCAGAAGAATCTAAAAAGAAAGTTGAAAAAGGATTACAAGAAGCAAAAGAAGGTAAGATAGAAAGAATTGATTTAGAAAAAGAATTAACTCCTCTTACAAAAGAACAGAAGGAAAAGAATGAAAAATTAAATAGTATTTTAAGGGATATAAACAAAGATATGGGTAAAGATACTGTTAAATACGCCAATACTATGGAAGAACGTACCCGTATACCTTTTAAACAGAAATGCATGAATAAATTAACAGGCGGTGGGATAGTAAAAGGTCTTTATAGTACGTTCTGGGGGTCAAAAGGCTGTGCTAAGACTACATTGGTGCTTGATTTAATTGCAGAGGCTCAGAAAGCAGGAAATCAATGCGTGTATA